TGTGGCGTACCCCCCGGCCCGACGATAGGAGCAACATGAAAATCAAACTGCAACTTAAACGAACTGAAGACGCAACACCTGAGTACTACTGGACAAACCTGTTTGTCATTACCGAATGGGAACGACTTGAGCGACGCAACATTCAGCAACTCTCATCTCAACCGCTGTACTCCGACTATTGCTGCTGGATGCACACCATCTTAAAAATTAAAGGCGAACAAGTTGGCGACACATGGCGCGACTGGATTAGCAAAAACCCCGACATTGATATCCTGCCAGTATTGGATGAGACTGATACAAACCCCACCGACGCGGCACCTACCGCCGCCAATTAGCCGATCTTTTGGTTGCGGTCGGTTGGTGGCCGCCAACTATCCCGTTTGACTCACAAGACCTAGCGACGGTCATTACTGTATTAAATGAGCAAAACAAACGGAGCAAATAATGTCAGAAGTCACCGCAACCATAGAGATCGCAGGACTCAAAGACGCACTCAAAACGCTCAACAAAATAGACAAGAAATTGCGTGTTGAAATAACTCGTGAATATCGCAGCATTGCAAAACCTGTAATTACTGACGCCACAAATCTAATCCCAACCAACGTGCCGTTATCTGGTATGGCGCGCAATTGGACAACCAAATCAGGTTTTAAAATGTTGCCTTGGGAATTAGGTCATAAACAAAAAATCGCCGCCAAAATTAACACTCGAGCAATCAAGGAGTATGCCGGACGCACCACAAACGTGGGAACATTCAGCATCGTTTACCAATCTGCTACTGGCACCATGTTTGACATGTCAGCGCAAGGACGTTTAGGTGCTGCGCTAACGGCACGCTATGGCAGTCGTTCGCGAGTAATGTGGAAAGCATGGCAACAAAACGAAAGCAGCGTAAACTCCGAAATGGAAAAACTCGTCAAACGTGTCATGGATCTCACGTCTAAGGAGTTGATGTAATGGCCGTCGTAATACCCATCGTCTCCGAGTTTGACGGCAAAGGCATTTCTAAAGCCATTGCCCAATTTAAGCAATTAGAAACCAATGGTGAAAAAGCCCAGTTCGCTATCAAAAAGGCTGCAGTCCCAGCCGCCGCCGCGCTAGGTGGATTAGCCGTTGCCCTTGGTAGCGCTACTCAGGCCGCAATGGAAGACCAGCAGGAACAAGCCGCGCTTGCGTTAACCCTACAAAATGTGACCGGTGCAGGCGCTGCGCAAACCGCGCAAGTTGAAGAACAAATAACCGCAATGAGTCGCGCTTCCGGTATTGCTGACACCGAATACAGAAAATCTTTAGAGGCATTAGTCCGTGGTACTAAAGACGTTGACATTGCTATGCGCGACATGAACCTGGTCATGGACATCAGTACGGCGCTGCAAACCGATAGCGCGACTGTGGCCGATGCTTTGGCTAAGGCCTATCAGGGCAACTATAAGGGTCTAAAAGCACTGTCGCCAGAAATGGCCACAATGATTAAAGAAGGCGCAAGCCTGAATGAAATTATGGACGTGCTTGGTGGAACCTTTGGCGGAGCAACAGCAAAGAACGCGCAAACCGCTGCTGGCAAAATGGCAATTCTCAGCAACACTTTTAGCGAAACAAAAGAATCTATCGGTGCAGCATTTCTTCCGGTATTTGAAAAAATGTTGCCAGTCTTGCAAAAGTTTGGAGATTGGGCACAAGAAAACCCCACTTTAATTTTAGTGCTTGTGGGAGCGTTTGCGTTACTTGCCGCGGCAATTGTTGCTGTAAATATTGCAATGGCGTTAAACCCAGCCGTTCTTATTACTTTGGCGATCATGGCAGTAATTGCTGCAGTTGTTATTGCGTACAAAAAGTTTGAAACATTTAGAGACGTAGTTGACGGTGTTTTTAAGTTTATCAAAAGCGCAATCAAAGTCAGTATCGATTTTATTACAAACTATGTGCAAACCATTCTTGGCGTATACAAATCCATTTTTAATATGATTGCAAAACTTTGGAACAATACCATTGGGAAATTGTCGTTTTCAGTTCCCGATTGGGTGCCAGGTTTGGGCGGAAAAGGATTCGACGTTCCTGATATTCCAATGCTCGCCCAAGGTGGAATTGTAAAAAGTCCAACATTGGCATTGATCGGAGAGTCTGGGCCTGAAGCGGTAATTCCATTGGACAAAATGGGCAGCGCAAATGGTGGCATTACAATTAACATTTCAGGCGGCTTAGGAACGTCCACAGATATCGCTAATGCCGTTTATGAAAACCTGCGTTTCTACAATCAGAACGTCGGCCCGTTACGAATTAGAACTGCCTAACCATGCCGAGCACCATCCCTAACTGTGGGACATACACGATCGAGGCTTACGCAACCGGAGCCCCACCAACCAACGCGTTTATTCTCGACTCATCAGCATTGGACTCGGCCGCTGTACTCGGTGGCGCAACATGGTACGACATAAGCCAATACATTCAAAACGTGCAAATTATGCGCGGCAGACGCAACCCGTTTCGTGAACCGTCTTGCAACCCTGGCACAGCATCATTCCGCATCTACGACCCGAACTTCTATTTCTCGGTCGTCAACACGGCAAGCCCGTATTACAACAGCACAGACGCTCGACTAGCAATCGGTGTTTCTACTCCTGTGCGAATCAAACGAGACGGCGAGTTTTTGTTTGTAGGCCAGATCACGACCTACGACCAAAACATCCAGCAACCCAACTACTCAACAGTTGACGTCACCTGCTCCGACGCAATCCAGACGTTTAACAACATTAAACTCAACGCGCAAACCACGACCCAGCAATCTTATGGTGCGCGTGTAAACGCTGTACTAGACGCTGTAGGCGTATTGACTGGCGCGGGCGAACGCAACATCGCAACGGGCGTCTCCACAATCGGCGCAGTACCAATTGAAGAAGGCGCAGCATTGCAGGACTATTTGCTCCGCATCCAAAACTGCGAATATGGTCGCATGTTTATTTCACGCTCAGGAGCATTTACCGCACAGGCTCGAGTGCAAGCAGAAATCACCAACCCATTAGCAACCCTGACCGACACCGGCACAGGGATTGACTACGACACATTTGACATAGCGAACAGTTAACTTTATGCCTGACTACACCATCGGAATCGCTGAACGAATCGCATCGCTACCAGATAGCACCGCAACATCAAACTCAGTAAACCGCAACTACTTCCAAGAAACCAGCCAGTCGGTTGTTAACACAGTAAACGTCGCAATAGCCCCAGCAGCGCCAACATCGCTAAACCCGACACCTCAAACCACATATGCGACCGCAACCGACGAAATCAGCATTGACACATTTGGCGTCCAAGAAACACCGATCGTCATTACTTTGCTTGCAACAATCGAGGACGCTGGAGCGTTAGCGCAATACCTGATCCGATCCGTACCTGCCTACTGGTTTAGCAACCTGGCGGTATCCCTCAACACGCTTTCCGCTGCTAACAAAACCATTGTCGCCAACCTAGAAATAGGGCAACAGATCGCCGTAACCAAATCATTCCCTGCCGGCGTAGTACCCCAGACGGTAACCGAGTACCTGTTTGTTGAAGGCATCAGCCATCACATAACCCCTGAGTCGCATATTGTCACGATCTACACAGGCCCAGCAACCACATACCTGCAGTTCATTCTCGATACCTCAACGCTCAACGATGCCACTTACGGGCTCGCATAATCCACTAACTTAGGAGAAGTATGGCAAAGCAAACATTTACCACAGGGCAGGTGCTTACCGCAGCACAAATGACCTCATTGCAGGCCAACGACTACAACTGGACTGTGAGCGCACAGACGGGCTCCTACGTGCTTGTAGCGACTAACGCTGGTCAACATGTCACCATGAACGCTGCAGGCGCGACAACCATCACGGTTAATACCGCACTATTTACAGCCGGCGACACGCTTCGAATCACCAACATTGGCGCTGGTACCTGCACAATTACCGCCGGGACTGCAACAGTAACTTCAGCCGGAGCATTAGCGCTAACCCAATGGGCCTCAGGCATCCTGTATTTCACAAGCGCATCCGCAGCAATCTTTTTCCCAGACGCCAAAAGCGCAGGTTCAGGACTTGTTTACATCACGGGAACATCATTTAGCGCCGCTGCAACGGTCAGTCTGCCAAACAACACGTTTACGGCAACATATAAAAACTATTTGATTAACTACACGGTTACGGCGGCGTCAACTGACTCCACGGTTATTAACGCTCGACTACGCGCCGCAGGAACTGATGCTACTGGTGCGCTTTACAGCAACGCTGGTGTCACTTATGTGATTGGCGCAGCGACTATCGCAGCAGCAAACATCCTCAGCGGTACGTCATGGCAGTTCACCCAGTTTAACTCGGCAGACCGAAACAAAGTCCAACTGCAATTACTGTCGCCACAAATTGCAGCGGACACTAACTTCCTGTGGGACACATACGGCCGCGTTGGTGGCGCACAGGGCGGCGGTCACGGCAACGGCGAATATCGCGCGGCAACACAATTTGACTCGGTAACGCTTTATCCAGCAGCAGGAACGATTACAGGAAGTTACGAGGTTTATGGCTACGCGCTCAGTTAAACCAATGGTGCAAGACGGTTTTGAATATCGGGAAATGACCGACGCCGAATTTGCTCAGTACAAAATTGACCAGGCACAAGCCGCCCAAGCCGTTTTAGACGCTCAGGCAAAAGCGCAAGAAAAGCAGGCAATCCTTGAGCGTTTAGGTTTGACAGCCGAGGAATTAAACGCCTTGCTGTCGTAATGAAATGGCAACTGAAATTGTGGTTTCTCTCATCGGTGGTTGTTTCCTTGTGTTGGTGGCGCTCATTGGCAAAATCGGCAGCGACAACAAAAAAGACCACGGCAAAGTCCACCAAGTCCTTGGTCGAATAGAACAAAAGATTGATCATCATGTTGACAATCACAAATAAAGACAAAGCAATGCTCGCCAGTTATGCGCGATCACTCGTCGGTGCGCTCGTCGCCGTCTATTCAACAGGCACAAGCAACCCAAGCGACTACGCCAAAGGTGCTATCGCAGCGCTCATACCGCCAATTATGCGCTGGGTAAACAAAAAGGACGCAGGCTTTGGCCGTACCTCATAAACGCAAGGTCATACTCCCGACAATCGTTGCGCATTGCAAACCCGGCGAACTACCAGCCAACATGTTGGTTGACGTCAAACCATACGGCAAACTGCTGTTTTCTGTTGCTGATTGTTGGCTCGCATGGCGTGACCGTGCTTTCGCGGAAGGCATCAAAACATTCAAACCAACCAGCGCAAACGACACCTATCGCAGTTACACCACACAAATGGTCGCATGGAATCAGCGCATGACCACAGTCCCACAAGCCGGCAAAACCCCTCGAGTATTCCAAGGCAAAAATTGGTGGCTGAAAGATGGTTTTGCACCGATCGCACAACCCGGCAAAAGCAACCACAACTGGGGAATCTCGGTAGACGTCAGCGAGGCATCAGGGGCGCGGCTGGAGTTCATGAAAGCAACCGCGTTGGACTACGGCTTTAGTTGGGAACTGGACTCGGAGCCCTGGCACGTCAACTGCTTTAACGCTGACGTCATACCAGCATTGGTTTTGGAGTGGCGTAAAGCGAAATCCTTGCAATAGCCGGTCGGCTTGCCTAGGGTCGATGTACCCGACGAAAGGATATTCATCATGCAACTAACCGCACCTAAACTCATCGCAGGCTTCATTACAGCCTTATGGGGGTTTGCCTCGCTCCTAGGGGCTCCTGACGCGTCTGGCGCACCGTCTAGCACCATCCCGTCAGTACGGGAATACCTGATTGAGCCGACCACGACAACCAGTTCAACGATCTACATTGACCCGCACAGCAGCGCATGTGAGCAGTTCAGCGCGCTTGCCGTAAACCTCGGTTGGCCTGCCGATCAGCGAACCGTCCTGGAGTCAATCATGGCTCGAGAATCATCCTGCGTACCTATTGCGGTCAATTCCAAAGACCCTTTTGGCGGCTCATACGGGCTCCTGCAAATTAACTGGGGCGGTTGGCAAAAATGGCTACGCGCACAAGGCCTCATAACAAACAAAAAAAGTCTGTTAGACCCTGTAGTTAACTTGCGTGCAGGATTAGCAATTTACAATTACGGTGTCGACCGTTACGGTTTCGGCTGGGGGCCTTGGAGTGTGAAATGAGCGAAGGCGTGGCATGGAACCAAGGCGAACTAAGCGAGGAAACCCGACAAATGATCATGGACAGCAACCCGATGATGAAACATCAAATGGCCGTTTTCAATTTGCTTGACGAAATTGCGCGACCAACACACGTACCCAGAAAACATCGTGACGATCACCTAATCCGCGGCCTACGCAACATGGTCATTGACTTTCAGTTAAGTGGCAACGATGACTATGCCGAATGTGTTATTTTGGCAATTGAAGAACTTGGTGGACAAGTTAAACCCGACTAACAGAAAGAATCCCGACATGTCAAAATTTTACTGCTTTACATGTGAAGCCTGTAAAGAACGAACAATTCTTAGTGAATCAAAAGAAATAATAAAAGAAAAAAATGGTTTGCGTATCGGTCCAATCTCTTATGAAATAGAGCGCGGTTGTTACCACGTTTGCATTGATGACCAAATTGCAAAGATCTACAACAGGATCGTTATATGAACAAAGAAGACCTGTTTCATCCAGCGTTACCGTATGCCGGCAAGTCTGGCCATATTGCCAACTCGGAAACATCCACGGCGCGCGCAATCCATGAAGATGAAAGCGGCGTAACCGCATCACGCCAAAAGCAAATACTTGACGTGCTAGAAAAAACCGAATACGGCAACACATGGAAAGAACTATCCGAAAAACTTGGTTTGCATCACGGCCAAATATCGGGCGCGTTAAGCGTGTTGCATAAGGCAGGCAGAATCTTTGCATTGAAGCGCACTCGAGAGGGCTCACAAATATACCTGCATGCGCGTTTCAGGGACGATCATGGTGACGCGCTACGCCTGGACATTCCAGCGGTCACAAAAGCAACACAAAACAAAGAAGCATTTAACGACCTGCTCGCAGCAGTAGAAACATTTCTAAACGCACAAACATTCCAGACCGTTCATGAATTACGCACCGCATACGAAGCATTGAAAGCGTTGGAAAACTGATGGGCTTTGACCTAAGCAACTATGAGACCGTTGAGGATCGTCTTGTGCGCTTTTGGGCTGAACATGGCCCAGGCGCTCGAGTAGAGACCACGATGATGAGTTACGACGGTGACAGTTGCGTATTCCGTGCCGAAATCTATTTTAAAAACAGCGAAACCGTCCCAACCGCTACAGGTTATGCGCACGAAATCCGATCGGATCGTGGCGTCAACTCCACGTCATTTGTGGAAAACTGTGAAACAAGCGCGATTGGCCGCGCGTTAGCCAATTGTGGATATGCGACCCATGGCAAACGGCCTAGTCGTGAAGAAATGTCCAAGGTGTCCCGGGCGGAGCAACCCAACGCAGGTCACGCGTCTCCAACTCCGTCCGGGGCTTTGGAACACACGCCTCGAGGGGCGTTTGCTACACCTAAGCAAATTGGTTACATCAAAAAACTGGCACGCGACAAGGGAATGGACGATCTGGCGCTGCTTGAAATGATCCAGTTCCAGTTAGAGGATGACACCGCGGTGCTAGAACTTTTGAAATCACATGAAGCAAGCAAGATTATTGAGAGGCTGAAATGACATTGGATGAACTGATTAGCGCGATTGAACGTTTGCAAAGCATTTATGACCGCATGAACGAGGATGACCAGCGCGAAGCAAAACAATGCGTTCGCTGGGCGATCAAACACCTTGCTGACAAAACTTATATGGCGTCGCTTTAATGAAAATTGACGCAAAGATGAGCGAAGCCGACTTTAAAGACATGGTTATCAGCATTGCTAAACGGTACGGCTGGTTAGTTCATCATGATCTGCCGGCGCAGAACACTCGAGGGCGTTGGTTAACGAACGTGCAAGGTGATGCTGGTTTCCCTGATCTGTTCATGGTGCATCCGTTCCAAGGTGGCCGTCCGTTGGTCATTGAGTTGAAGGCTGAGAAGGGTAAGACAACACCTGGGCAAAAGATTTGGTTAAACGCGTGTGAAATGGCAGGCTGTCATGCTGCGGTGTGGAAGCCCAGCGACATGGAATACATCCTTTACACGTTGAGTAATCCCAGACTGTAAACAATCGGCTAGTAGCAAGCGTGTGCCTCGGTCGCATGAGGTGGGCGGTAAACAGGGGAACCTGGGTAGACGGTCGCGCCTCGAATCATGCAACACGAAATGAGACGGGCACTGCGATCGGGCGATCAGTAAACAGACTGATGAAGTAATGCAATAGGGATCTGGGATGGGCAATCCAGAGGGTGGAGCATTCACACATCTAATGTTTCGCAGTTCGTTTAACATACAGTTGACAAACAAAAGGACACACAAACATGAACCCGACAGCCGGCACAACCAACCAAAACCGTGGACAAGGCGCGCAAGCGCCGCGTCAGCGCAAGCGAAGCGCGCGAGCATGACACGCAAACAAACCGAACACGACACCGCAATCTACAAACAAGCACGCGCCGAACTACTGCGCGACCAACCCCTATGCCATTGGTGCAAACGCAACACAGCAACAGAACTAGACCACCTAATCGAATCAGACAAAGGCGGCACACTCGAAGACGGATACGTCGCCAGTTGCAAACCATGCAACAGCGCACGCGGAGCAACATACAAAAACAAAAAACTCGCAAACGCAAAACAAAACAGAGAAAAAGCAATAAACAATTTTTTATACGACACCCAACTGACCCCGAGCCCCAATCTCGAATATCCCCGAACTGGCCGGGATCAGCCTGAACTGGCGGTGACTAGCCATGACCGGCCTCGACTGGAAACGATCAGCCCGGATGGGGTCGGTTCGTTTGGGCCGCTTGTGGGGGACATATGCCTAGACGCCCTTGGCATTGAGCTGATGCCGTGGCAGGTGCACTTTCTTGACCGGGCGTTGACGTTTGATGGCAACGACATGTTGGTGCATCGCTCGGCGTTGGGGTCGGTGGCCCGTCAGAACGGCAAGTCGATCATTCTCAAATCGGTGATTTTGTTTTGGCTGTTGGAGATGCCGAAGATCCGTGGTGAACGTCAAACGATCGTCAGCGTGGCGCACCGCCTTGATTTGGCAGTCATGGTGTTTGACGACCTGGCCGACATCCTAGAGAACAAGTACGGGGCGACCGTCTCCAGGTCGTATGGTCGCAACACGGTGACCATGCCTGACGGCACAAAATGGTGGATCAAAGCCGCCAAGCACAACGCCGGCCACGGTATGTCAATTGACCTGCTGATCGTTGACGAGCTGTTTGACGTTGATGCCGAGGTCGTTGAGGGCGGCCTCATGCCAGCGCAACGTGCTCGCAAAAACCCGTTCGCCCTATTCATGTCCACGGCCGGCACCGAGGCCAGCACCCTGTTCCAACGCTGGCGTGAACACGGCCTACGCGCAATTGACACCGGCAAACCCACCGTCAACTACATGGCCGAATGGTCACCGCCCCCACACATCGATACGCTCAACGAAGCCGCCTGGTATTGGGGCAATCCCGCCATCGGTCACACGTTGACGATTGACACCCTGCGACAGGAAAGCGAAAACCCCGATCGGGCATCGTTCCTGCGAGCATCGCTAAACCTGTGGGTGACGGTGGCTCGAGGGTGGATCGCACCCGGCCGCTGGCCCGAACTGGAACACAAAGGCCCGATTCCAATGGGTGGCATTATCGCCGTTGAAGCCAGCCTTGACGAGTCTCGGTATGCAGCTGTGCGGGCCGTCAACCTGCCCGACGGTCGCACCGTTACCACCATCGCCTTCGTCGTTGACACGATCGGCGAACTGTACGACCGGCTAGCTGACGCAGCCGCTGATTCCGCTGTGCGCTTCGCCATGTCCCCAACGATTGACGCTTTATGCCCACCGAATTTAGAGCGTCGCCGCGTAGTCGTCGGCTACGCTGAACTTGGCAAACTCACCCCCGTTGTGCGCGACCTGATTAATCAAGGCCGCTTGCTGCACACGGGCGAAACGATGTTGGCTGAACATGTGCAACGTGCCGTTGCCGTCAAAACCCAAAACACTTTGGTGCTCTCGTCGCAACGATCGCCTGGCCCGATCGAGTTGGCCCGCTGCATGGTATGGGCCGCCGGTATGGTCGCCCGACCCGCACAAACAGGGCGCCCCATGATCGTCACCGTGTAACATCGCTACGCACCCGCCCTGTCTTTCGTCGGGAAAGTGTCCGGGGCGGGTGCACACAAACATCGACGCCACATGGCACTATGTAGGCATGGCATTATTCGGCAAAAAGGTTGCTGCAATCTCCACCACCCCCGAGGTGACGGCAGCTGTGGGCTACACGTCAAACGCGCAAGGCCCAAACATGATCGGCCAGTACTACACCTACCAGGAAGGTGAAGCCCGCAACCGTGCCGTGTCGGTGCCCGCCATCAATCGTGCCCGCGACCTCATGGCATCCGTCATCTCGTGCATGCCGCTACGCATGTACAACGAAGTTTGGAACGACCTTGAAGAAGAAATGACCAAGGTGTATTTGGCGCCGCGCTCATGGCTTCGACGACCCGACCCGTCCGTCACATTCGGTCATATCATGGCGTGGACGTTTGACGACCTGTTCTTTTTTGGTCGCGCATTCTGGTACATCACGTCACGCACCGCCGACGGCTACCCCGCCACCTTTACTCGTCTGCCGTCAGGCTCGATTACGACCCCTGATCAGGTTGGCCCTGTGTGGTTTGCGCCATCTAAGCAGGTGTATTTCAACGGCGGCGAACTTGACCCCGCCAACCTGGTGCAGTTCCTGTCACCGACGCAAGGTCTGATCTATTCGGCCCCGGGCGCCATCGAGACCGCGCTCAAGGTGGAGGCGGCCCGCAACCGCAACGCATCCAGCGCCATTCCCGCAGGCATCCTCAAGCAAACCGACGGCGAGCCCCTATCGGCACAGGAGCTGACCGACATTGCGGCCCAGTTCAACGCGGCCCGCATGACCAATCAGACCGCTGCACTCAACCAATACCTGACGTACGAAGCGTCAACAGCAACCCCGGACAAAATGCTGCTGATCGAAAGCGCCAACTACTCCGCGCTAGAAGCCGCCCGCATTGCCAACGTACCGCCATACCTCGTCGGCGTATCCACCGGCTCGTATTCGTACCAGTCAGCACAACAGGCCCGCGCCGACCTTTACATCTTTGGCGTCAAACTGTACGCCGAAGCGATCGCCGCCACCCTGTCAATGGACAACGTGCTACCACGCGGCACGTACGTCGAATTTGATGCCGAGGATTACTTGTCCGAGGAATACCTGGCCGACAAGATGGACGAACCGTCCGACGTCAACATTCAAGAAAACACGCAAGAGAGGATTGCAAACCGATGATCAAACTCACCGCCAACGACTTCAGCATCACCGCTGGCAAAGGTTCCGGCCGCCGCGAAATCAGCGGCGTTGCCGTTCCCTACAACGTGCGCGCCGAGGTCTCGTCAGGCCAGGCTGTCATCATCAAGCCGGGCGCCCTGCCCGTCGAAGGCAAAGCCCCCCGCCTGTTCATGTACCACGACAGCACGATGCCCGTTGGCGTCGTCACCGAGCGCGTCGACACCCCCGAAGGCATGATGTTCACCGCCAAAGTCTCGGCATCCAGCCAAGGCCAAGACGCCATGATCATGCTGTCCGAAGGCGTCATCGATCAGGTATCGGTCGGACTCAACCCCACCAAATTTACGTTTGCTGACGACGGCACCATGATCGTCGAGGCCGCAGACTGGATCGAGCTTTCGCTTGTCCCGGTCGGCGCGTTCGGCGACGCAGCCGCCATCACCGAAGTGGCCGCAAGTATCCACCAAGAACCCGAAGAAATCGGCAATACTGAACAAGAGACCCCACAAGAGGAGACACCAGCAATGGAAGCAGCACCAGTCGTCGAGGCCGCCGCAGTCGAGGCCACGATCCCAACCGCACCGATCCCCGCACAGCCGAAGCGCAACTACGGCATGCCAACCGCAGGCGAATACCTCGCCGCAATGCACATCGGTGGCGACACCTTCCGCATCGTCAACGACGCATTCATCGAAGCCGCCAAGTCGCGCCAGTCGGCGTTGCAGGCAGCCGCCGGTGACACCCTCACCACCGACACGCCCGGTCTGCTCCCAGTCCCGGTGCTCGGCCCGGTGTTCCAGGATCTCAACTACATCCGCCCGGTCGTCGCGGCCGTCGGCGCTCGTGCCATGCCGGACAACGGCAACAGCAAGACGTTCATTCGCCCGACGTGGACGACGCACCCGTCGGTTGCGAGCCAGTCAACCGAACTGTCTTCGGTTTCTGCCACCACCCCGGTGATCGCATCCAACGTCGTGACCAAGACCACGCTCGCTGGCCAGGTCACGCTGTCGGTGCAGGACGTCGACTTCACTTCGCCCGCCAGTATGGAAATCATCTTGCGAGACCTCGCCGGACAGTATCTATTGAAGAGTGATGACGTCGCAGCCGACGCCATCGTTGCGGGCGCGTCCGCATCGGGAAGCACCTGGACGTTTAGCTCGACCGATCCGTCGTCGCTGATCGCCGCGCTCTACGACGCAGCCACCGACATCCTCACCGCCACCAACTTCCTCCCGGACACCGTGTTTGTGTCGCCAAACGTGTGGAAGAACCTCGGCTCGCAGCTCGACGTTGACAAGCGTCCGATCTTCCCGTACACGGGCGCAGCAGGCCTCATGGGCATCAACGGTGCAGGCACCGCCAACATCACGCAGGCCAACACCTACAACCCGTTCGGACTCAACCTCGTCGCCGACTACAACTTTGCAGCCGGCACGATGATCGTGGCGCGCGCCTCGGCCATCGAGTTCTACGAGCAGGTACGCGGCCTCATGTCGTGGGAGAACCCGGGCACCCTCGGTCGCCAGTTCTCGTACCACGGCTACGTTGCAACCTTCATCGCAGACAGCGACCAGGTCAAGTCCATCGCGATCGCCTGATCGGATAGGTCGGCCCAGCTATGGCCACCTACACGGTCACCCACAAATACCTAATCGACGACTACGCCGTCCTACAGCTCCTCACCCCCTCCGAGGTGACTGTAGGCGGCGCCATCGTCGTAACAGGCGTCGACGCAACGTTCAACGGCTCCTACACCGTCTACGCACTCCCGCAATACTTGTATTTGGGTGTAGACAGCGAAGGCGACCTGCTGTACGACTACCAGGTACCGATCCAAAATCAGGTGCTTTACGCCAAGACGGCGGACGACGTCGAGCGCACCGCAGCCACCGGCACCTTGTCATTCACGCCAACCTGCACTTGGATCACCGCCACCGACATTGAGGACTGGATTGGGATTGGCACCGCTACCGCAGGCGACGCCGCATTCCTGACGATCTGCGCGTCGGCCGCCAACGCTTTCTGCTACAGGCGTCGCGTCGAAGCCGGATACATCGACAGCCTGACCACGGTGCCCAGCCAAGACGTCAAGCTTGGCACGATCATGTACGGCGGCGCCCTGTACCGTCAGCGCGGCTCGATCGACCAGTACGCATCATTTGACGGCATGGCCACAGCCCCCGTCGTCGGCCTCTCCGGGATGGTCAAGCAGCTGCTCGGTATTGACCGCCCACAGGTGGCCTGATGCCCGTACCGGCATACACCGACCTGTTCAACGAGGCCATTGACGATCTCACCGCCACGTTGCAAACGATCACCGGGCTACAAGTCGTCAACGACCCCCGCAACATTGTCCCGCCCTGCGTATTCATTGACGCCCCATCGTGGGACAGTTGGAACTACAACATTGTCAAATTGACCTTCCCGGTCAAGGTGCTGACGCTCGGCCCCGCCAACCTCGACGCACAGCGATCCCTGCTCAACATGTGCGCCCAACTGCTCGCCAAAAACGTCGCCGTCACCGCAGGCCGACCAACCGTCATAGACATCGGTGGCAGCATCCTACCTGCCTACGATCTCACCGTAGCCATGCAAGCTCAAACCGCATAGGAGAACCCATGTACGTAATCGTCAGCCCCCGCATCGGCACACCAGGCGACAAGTACGAGCCACACGACGGCATCAATGTCGACGCGCTACTGGAAGGTGGCCTCATATCCACCGACAAACCGAAAAAGTCGTCTAAAGTCAAAGCAGAACCAGTCGAGGAGAAATAGCTCATGGCAACCAGCGTCTACCTGTCCAACCCAAGCGTCACGATCAACTCGGTTGACTTGACCGATCAATGCACCGCCTGCACCATCACCTACACGGCCGAGGCGCTGGAAAACACGGCATTCGGTTCAACGGCCCGCACCTACACGTCGGGCTTGCAGAACAACAGCGTGACCGTCACCCTGTACCAGTCGTACGCAGGATCGGAAACCGAAGCCTCGATCTACAGCCTTGTCGGACAAACGACCACGGTCGTCGTAAAGCCCTCGTCCGCGGCTGTTTCAAGCACGAATCCGTCCTACACATTTGCAACGACCTACTTGGAGAGCCACACGCCGATCAACGCATCGCTTGGCGAACTGTCCACGATCGACCTCACCTTCACCGGTGGCACCCTCACAAAGGCCACCAGCTAGTCATGTTCTCGCCAGCCCAATCGGGCGGCGCTGAAAACAAACAAAGCAAGCCCGCGCTGGCGGAGCCTTGCCCGACGAAAGGCAAACAATGCGAGTAAAACTCCGCGTCGACCTCAAAGACGGTCGCGGCCCACGAGAAATGGTCACCAACATGCTGGCCATTGTCGAATGGGAAAAGATCGAGAACCGACGATCCGCAGACGGCAAAGGCATCGGCTTCGCTGACATGTGCTGCTGGGCATACGTCCTCGCCAAACTTGCAGGCGACAAAGTGCCCGGCAGCTGGCGCGAATGGGTCGCCGAACACCCCGACATGGAAATCACGCCCGTCGAAGAAATCATCGACGAAACCCCTACCACCGCGGCACTTGGCGACGCTCCCTCGCTGAAGTCTTAGTTATGACGGGCTACTGGCCGCCGCAAGTGGAATTTGAGACACGGGATCTGACCACCGTGTTCTATGTGCTTGAGCAACAAGCCCAACAACAGAAACGCGGCCGCTAATGGCCAGCGTTGAAGTCTTAGGCGTCAAACAGGTATTGCGCGACCTCAAAACCATTGACCCAGAGGCCCGCAAACAATTTGCCAAGGACGCCAAACAGATTGCCGCGCCAATTGTTGTTGCAGCTCAAGGCCGGTACCCGGCACAGGTGCTGTCAGGCATGAAATACCGTTGGACACAAAACGGGCGACAGCTGCTGCCGTGGGATCAGCGCAAAGCCCGCCGCGGCATCACGGTCAAAGTGGATGCAGGAAAACGATCTGACGGTGTGGTGACTGTCATCCAAAAAGACCCTGCCGCCAGCATTATTGAGTTTGCGGCCGACATCCGCTTAGGTCGGTCGTTGTCGACGCTGGCCTGGGGCGCCCCTGCGCGCGTCATGTGGCCAGCTGCCGAGGCCCACGTCACCGACGTGCAAAACGAAATGACCAAAGCAATTGACGAAGTTGCTAAGACAATCAACCGTAAGATTGCAGCCATATGAGCGTTCGCATTCCGATCATCAGCGAGTTTGATGACAAAGGCATACAGCAGTCGATCAAAGCGTTTGACAAACTAGAAACGAACGGCGAAAAAGCCGCTTTTGCGCTCAAGAAAGGTTTGGTGCCTGCAGCTGCGGCGGCTGGCGCATTAGCGGCTGGTTTGGGCATGGCCACCAAAGCCGCGGCCGAAGATGAGGCCGCCCAAAAAGCGCTACAGGTACAACTAGAGAACTCGACTGGGGCCAGCCAAGAACAAATTGCCGCCGTGGAGAAATCCATCAGCGTCATGTCACGCCAAGCGGCGGTCGCTGACGATGTCCTGCGCCCTGCGTTTGCCGCGCTCGTCCGTGGCACAAAAGACATAAACGAAGCACAAAAACAAATGAGCCTGGTGCTCGACATCAGCCGGGCAACATCCATTGACGCCACCACGGTTGCTGACGCGCTTGCCAAGGCATATGAAGGCAATTACAAAGCCCTGCGCGGCCTAACGCCTGAAATGGCCAACCTCATCAAAGAGGGAGCAGACCTCGACACCATCATCAGCGTGTTGGGTGGAACGTTCGGCGGTGCTAATGCCGCGTTTGCTGACACCGCTGAAGGAGGAATGGCCAAACTCAACATTGCGTTCAGCGAAGCAACCGAAGCAATTGGATCGGCGTTACTGCCTGTCATGGAAAAACTGTTGCCAATTATTACCAGAGTGGCGCAATGGGTTGAGGAAAACAGCGGGCTGGTCGTCAAATTTGCGTTAGCAATTGGTGGGCTGTCAGCCGCCGTAGTAGTCGCCAACGGTGCATTACGGGCGTACGAAGCCGCAGCAATCGCCACCAAACTTGTCAACCTTGCATTGACAGGATCGTTCTACTCGACACAAGCGTCAATCGCCGCGTTCAGCGCATCGCTCGCAATCGTCACCGTCACCATCGGCGCGCTGTATGAGCTGTACCGCGAAGGCCCACGCGCCATCGCAGAATTCTTACTGCCGTTCAAGCAGTTTGCGGCCGCCATCGCAAACACCGTCATATTCGTGGCCAACGCCGTCAACTCAATGGTCAACAGCGTGCTACAAGGCATCAACCTGGTCATCAAAGGCATGAACGCAATACCAGGCGTCGATATCCCTGAAATCCCATATCTGCAATCAATTGGCTATCTAAAGCTTCCCACCCTGCCTGGCGTTACAAGCGCTACAGGCGGCTATACGGGCGACAAAAACCTTGGGGTGCCCATTCCCTCATCTGGGGGCGCTGCGCTCGTCGTAGCGGCTCCTAGCGTGCCCTCCGGGGGCGGTGGAGGCGGTGGCGGCGGCGGTGCTGGCCCATCCATCGTCGAGGCCCCAAACATGCTCGGGGCGGGCATCGCCAGCAACCCGTTCACGTCAGCGGCCCGCAATGCCATGTTGGAAAATGTCATCATCAACGTCACCGGCGGGCTCGCCACCTCAGCAGAGATCGGCCAAGCGGTCGTAGACAGCATCCGCGCCTACAACAGGGCCACCGGCCCGGCGCGCATCGAGGTAAGCGGGTACGTCTGATGCCCGGCACCTCAATAGTTCAATCTGGCAATTACAAGCTTGAAATTGACGCAGGCTTTGTTGTCGATGGTTTTACCTTGGATGACGTCACCAAAGGCGTTTTAGACAACACCCAGTACGTCCTGAACGGCACCACCCAATTTGCTGACGTCACCGCAGGCACCATGAACATCAGCGTGCGTCGAGGCCGAAAAGACAGCGGCGACAGCTTCAGCGCAGGCACCATGACGTTCACTCTCAACGACACTCTTGCTAATGGCGTGTTCAATCCGTTTGACCAAACCAGTCCTTATTACAACGACAACGCAAACGTGCCAGGCCTCGCCCCACTACGCCAAGTCAACCTGATCCGCTATGACCAAACAGGCACCGCCAAATATTTGTTTCGCGGCAAGATCGTTGACTACGACTATTCGTTCGCATTGGGTGGCACCAACACCGTCAGCGTCTACTGCGCCGACAACATGTACCTGCTTTCCCAAACATTCCTGAACGCATTCAACCCAAGCCCCGAACTATCAGGCGCACGAATAAACACCGTCCTCAACCTGCCCGAGGTCGCCTACCCGACCGGCGCAACCAACCGCGACATCGCCACAGGCACCGTCAACCTCGGCCACGACGCCGCCTACGACATACCCGCAGGCACAAACGCTTTGGCCTATCTCACGCAAATCAATGACACCGCCGAATTCGGCCGCCTATTCGTATCCCGCGATGGCAAATTGACGTTCGACAACAGGATTGGCGCAACCCTCGATCCCGCCGTCGCCACATTCAACGACGCCGGCACAGCCATCAAATACGACAACATCGGCGTCAGCTTCCAAGCCGACCAGGTAGTAAACCGTGCCGTCGTTACCGGCCTCAACGGCACCAGCTCCACAGCCAGCAACGCCACCTCGATCGCCACCTATTTCATCCAAAACACCAGCATCACCAACAGCCTGTTACACGACGCCACCGAAATCAGCGTCGCCGCCACCTACCTGCTAGAGCCCTACCCGGCAGCTCGATACACCGACGTCAGCACCCGCTTCAACATGCTGACCAACACCCAGCGCGACACGATCGCCACCATCGACATTGGCGACACCATCAGCATCAGCAAAACATTCCAAACAGGGGCCACCACCAGCAGCCTTACCCAAACACTTGCCGTCGAAGGCATCGAGCATTTATTGGACTTCAACACAGGGCATCGTGTCAGGCTGTACACGTCACCAACCACGCAAATCTATTATTTGACCCTCGACGACAGCACATATGGCCAACTCGACTCGGACAATGTTCTAGGCTAAAAGGAGACAACTATGGCAACACCTACCTCACTTCCCGCCGCTTGGACCTCTGGACAGGTCCTTACATCCGCCTCCCTCAACAACCTTCGAGGCGCATTCCGTGTACTTCAAGTAGTTAGCACAACCAAAACAGACACCTACACCGACTCGAGCGCGTCCGGCACCCTCACCACAATTACTGGGCTGTCAGCAACGATTACCCCGTCGTCAACCACATCACAAATCTTGATCTACGTAACGCTGAACTACGGCGCAAACGGTGGCAACCGCGCAATCTTCGGCTTGACAGGTGGCAACACCGCCACCGCATACCGTGGTGCAGCTGCCGGGTCACGTCGCCAAGTGGCCACAGGCGCACAGTCCATCGACGCCAACGACGTCGTGCCCGTCACCATGCTGTACCTGGACAGCCCGGCCACCACATCAGCAATCACCTACGCGGCACAAGCCGCTGACATCGCAGGTGGCACCCTGTACATCAATCGATCAAGCACCGATACCAACGGCACCAACTACGCCCGCTACGCATCCACCATCGTCGTGGCTGAAATCTCTGCCTAATGTCAAAATGGATAATACGGTGCTGGTGGCTGTTATCGGTGGCGGTTTCTCTGTGGTCGTTGCGCTTATTCATAAACACGGCAAAGAAAACAGGCAAGACCACGGGCGAGTTCATCAAGCACTTGGGCGAATAGAACAAAAAATCGACCACCACACGGAGAACCACCCATGAACGCACAAACCAAAGCCATGCTCGCCTCATACGCCCGATCAGTCATTGCCGCTGTTGCGGCTGTCGCCTCGACCGGCAACACCAACCCGCAAGACCTCGCCAAAGCCGCCGTCGCCGCCCTCATCCCCGTCGTCATGCGATGGGCCAACCCGAAAGATACGGCCTACGGTCGTGGCAATAGCCAAAGCTAAACCAGGCGTCCCAGGCGCCACCGACTACATCGGCAACGCCGACGGCCCCGCACCCAAGCCGCGCCCAGGCATGGACGAATGGATCAGGCAAGCAATCAGATATGCCAATGGCAGCCTGTGGAACAACGGATCATGGGGCCAGCGCGACATGCGCGGCAAACCCGGCAGCCTGTCCGTACACGCCACCGGGCGCGCCGTCGACCTGTCCTACCGCGACATGCCCGACGATCGAGGCAAACCCAACGGCCGCCAACTATCCAAAGTATTCATCGAGGCCTGCGTAGCCAACGCCAACGAGCTTGGCGTTCAAATGGTCATCGACTACTGGCCACAGCCCTACGGACGTGCCTGGCGCTGCGACCGCATGGCCTGGCAGGTCTACAGCAAAGAAACCGTCCACGGTGCACCGGGCGGCGACTGGTGGCATGTCGAGATCACCCCCAAAATGGCTGACAACCCCAACCTTGTCAAAGCCGCATTTCTCAAGGTCTTTGAGGGCATCCCCGCCTAACGCCTGACCCCGCCCTAAGGTGGGATTACCGACGAAAGGAAACCAAGACATGACCCTAAACCCGCTTGCCGCACTTATGGCCTGTGTGACAGCCATATTTGGCTTCACGACGCTCTACGGGCCTAGAGGCCTCTCCGAGCCTTTGAGCACCACGCCGACAACCGTTTGGGTGGACAACGGCTACGTGGACGCCCCCACCACCACAACGACGATCCCGACCACGGTGGCCAGCTGCGATGACGCGATCGCCGTGGCCGAGGCGGTTGGCTGGCCCGTCGAGGAACTACCCACCCTCAGCGTCATCATGGCACGTGAGTCCGGGTACAGCTGTGCGCCAACCGCGCACAACGTCGCCGACCCCAACGGCGGGTCCTACGGCCTCACTCAAATCAATGGCTTTTGGTGCCTACCAAACAGCCAATGGCCGATTGGCTGGCTCCAAGCACAAAACATTATTGAGCAATGCGATGACCTTTTCAACGCCGAAACAAACCTACGCGCCGCATTAGCAATTTGGCTGAACTCCGGGTGGGGCCCGTGGGCTACCACGAAACCCTGACACACCTGTGCTAGAACATCCATACATCGATCCCGACGACACACTAAGCAAGGAGACACGACAGATGATGGCAAACAACTTTGAGCCGATCAGCGCAACTGATCGACACGCCCAAGCAATCCGCGACATCGTGGACACGATCTTCAACCCGCACAGCGACATCGTGCGCCGCCTACGCACCCTGCGTAACGCGATGACCTTGTGTGACCCGGCACCGTTGTACGACATCGAGACGTTGGAAAAGGCGATTACGGCTTTGGAGCGCAAACTGTGAACTGCACCATCTGTCATTACCCGATCTCATGGCCCGACATTCAAGGCCGCACCCACTTCGTCTGTGACGGTCGCGTACCGAAGCGCACCGACGTCACCCCGTACGGTCAAGCGATGCAAATCAGCCAGGCAGTCGCCGACGCCAAATGGACACCATTTCAGCAACGCCAAGTCGACGACGCCATCGAAGCCTGCGCCAAGCAGCTTGGCGTCTTTACGGCCGACGACGTGTGGGCCCGCCTTGGGCAACACTTCCCGGTGACCAAAGGGCTTGCTGGCCGGCTCAATGCAGCTGTACGTCGCCGCATCATCGTAAACACCGGCAACGTACGCCACGCCAACCGTGGCGGCCAGCACGATCACGCACAACGCCTTACCGTTTGGGCTAGCGCATGAAGTTCAAGCACACACAGGCCAGCATGTTCGGCAAACAAACCTTGTGGTCATGCGCCTACTGCGGGGCTGTGATCTGCACACTTGATGGTCGAGGCAAACCACACGGCGACTGCCCATCATGCGATCACAACCAATGGCATGCACAAGAAGCACCGACCGCCATGTTTGCAGAGGTTGACAATGGCATTTGATCTGTCCGCCTACGAAACCGTCGAGGATCGCTTGGCACGCTTTTGGCGCGACCATCCAAACGGTCGCATTGAGACGACCATGATGGCGTACGACGGCGACAGCTGCATATTCCGAGCCGAAATCTACTTTGACGCCACCCAGTCGGCACCCACCGCGACTGGTTACGCCGAGGAAGTCAAAGGCTCAAGCCCCGTCAACCGTACGTCGTTCGTAGAGAACTGCGAGACGTCTGCGATTGGCCGGGCGTTAGCGAACTGTGGTTATGCGACCCACGGTAAAAGACCATCTCGCGAGGAGATGGCAAAAGTGTCGAGGGCGGGGGCGCCCAACCTTGCTTCGTCCCCGTCCTCGGCTCAAACCGAGATCACAACGATCGGCGGACAACAGATCCGCACCGAGAAACAAGCCGGGTTTGCCTGGTCGCTGGCCAAAAAGGCTGGCATGGATGAACAAGCCTACGAAGCCAAGGTCATTGAGCTGACTGGCACACTCCCATCGGTCATGACATTGGCTCAAGCCAAAAAAGTCATCGACACCCTGAAGGGCATGGCGTCATGAGCCACCCGCTGCTTGATCAACTTGAACACCTGCTTCGGTTGCTGGCCATGGTCAAAGACATGCCACAAGACGAATACAGCCCCGAATTAGAAAAGTATTTGCGTTGGGCCGCCCGTAAAACGGCAAAGGCCTACTGGTATTCCATAGAGCTCACAACTCGCGGCGACTAGATCGCCCATAGACCTACGCCAGTCGCATGGCTGTTGGATGACACCCGGTAACGGGGGTAGATCGACGCGCCCGTGAACTGCTACACGAAAGGGAACGGGCAAGGCGTCGAAGCGATGAGGTCAAGACATGCAAGTGGGACCCGGGTAGAGGCAAGCCGGGGGGTGGGCATTACACATCTAGGCTTTCACCCTGCGAACTAAGGTTGATATCAAACATGCGCAACAAACCTGAACCCGACACAACGGCCCGACAGCAGCTTGAGGGCAAGGCGACAACGTCGCCGCGCCAGCCCAAGCGCAAAGCGCGCGGGAGCAACAATGCCTAAGCGCGAATACTCCGACCCGTCCTACCAAGCCGCCCGCAAAGCCCTACTTGCCGACAGCCCAATCTGCCATTGGTGCCGACGCCGACCCGCAACCGAAGCCGACCACCTCGTCGAAGTAGAACGCGGAGGCACACACGCCGACGGCATGGTGCCAAGCTGCAAACCCTGCAACAGCGCACGAGGCGCAGCCTTCCGCAACCGCAAACTCGCCGCAGCCAAACAAACACGCGACAAAGCCCTGAATGATTTTTTACACACAAACGCGATCACCCCGAGCCCCAACCAAGAATTTGTCGCCACCAGCCGAAACCAGCCTGAACCAGCGCCAACTGGCCATGACCGGCCGAGACTGGAAACGATCATCCCTGACCATGCCGGCTCACTCGCTGGACTTGTGGGGAACATGGCAAAACAGATACTTCACATTGATTTGATGCCGTGGCAAATACATGCTCTTGAAGGAATGCTTGCGGTTGACGCCGATCGCAAGTTTGTGCATCGCTCGAGCCTTGTGTCAGTCGCGCGGCAGAACGGCAAGACCACGATCATTCAGGCGCTTATTCTGTTTTGGCTTGTGGAGATGCCAAAGATACGTGGACAAAAACAAACCGTTGTATCTGGCGCGCACAGACTTGATCTTGCGTGTTTGTTGTTTGATGATTTGGCACCAATCCTTGAGGAGTATTACGGCGCCAAGATCGTCAAGTCCTACGGCCGTTATCAGGCCACCATGCCAGACGGCAGCAAATGGTGGGTCAAAGCGTTAAAGCCAAACCAAGGACACGGCATGAGCATTGACCTCGTGATCGTGGACGAGCTGTTTGACGTCAACCCTGACTCTGTAGAAGGCGGTTTGTTGCCGGCACAGCGCGCACGCAAAAACCCGTTGGCGTGTTTCTTCAGTACCGCCGGCACCGAGGAATCTGTGCTGTTTCAGCGTTGGCGTGAGGCGGGCATTCGAGCAATAGACAAAGGCGAACCGTCAACGATGTATATGGCGGAATGGTCGCCTGACCCGAGCCTTGACCCGTTGCATCCATCGTCATGGGCGTGGGGTAATCCTGCGCTCGGCTACACGTTGGACATGGACACAATTAGGCAAGAATCCACAAACCCCGATCGCGCATCGTTCCTGCGCGCAAGTCTCAACTTGTGGGTGAGTGTTGTCCGAGGTTGGATTGAGCCTGGGCGTTGGCCGTCTTTGGAATACACAGGTGAGGTGCCAAGCGGTGGCGTAGTCGCGATCGAGTCATCGCTGGACGACTCCCGATATAGCGCAACCAGATGCGTCAACCTGTCAGACGGCCGTGTGCTCGTAACCGTGGCATTCATTGCCGAATCAATTACCGAACTGTGGGAAAACGTGCAAGAACTTGCCAAAGACCCCACGATCAGGTTTGCTCTGTCGCCAACCGTGGACGCAACCTGCCCACCAAACATTGAGCGCCGCAGGGTCGTGGTCGGCTACGCGGAATTAGGACGGTTTACACCGCTTGCCAAAAACATGATTGCCGAAGCACGCCTATTGCACACAGGAGAAAAACTATTGGCGGAACACGTACAGCGCGCGGTAGCGGTACGCACGGACAACACCATAGTTTTGAGCAGTAAACGGAGTCCAGGGCCGATTGAGTTAGCGCGCACAATGGTTTGGGGAATTGGCATGTGTGCCCGTCCAGTTAACAGCGGAAAGCCAATGCTTGTTGCAGTAAATAACTAAGATGATCGCGGCGACCGCGCACCTTGCCTTTTGTCGGAATCGGATAAGTCATGCGCGGTTGCCACTTATGTGACAAAGTAGGACTATGGCAATTTTTAACAAAACCAAAAAAGCAGCGATAAGCCCAGCGCCAAGCAAGGCTGCAGCTGCAGGCGGTTTTGCTCCCGGCTATTCATCGTCCAACGTGGGCGTCAACATGATTGGCCAGTACTACACCTACCGCGAAGGCGAAGCACGCAACGCTGCAATCAGCGTGCCAACGATCAACCGTGCGCGCGATCTTATGGCATCAGTTATTGGCTCAATGCCGTTAAAAATGTACAACGAAATGTGGAACGGCGATGAAATGGAAAAGGTGTACATCGCGCCACGTTCATGGATACGCAGACCAGACCCAAATGTGAGTTTTCAATTTCTCATGAGCTGGACACTTGATGACCTCATGATGTTTGGCAGAGCGTTTTGGTACATCACCTCGCGCACCGCTGACGGCTACCCTGCCACGTTCACTCGACTGCCAGCAGGCTCAATCACAACCACCGACATGGCTGGCCCTGTGTGGTTTGCACCGTCAACACAAGTGTATTTCCAAGGCGGAGAAATAGACCCAGCAAACCTTGTGCAATTCTTGTCGCCAGCGCAAGGCCTGATCTACTCCGCACCAGGTGCTATTGAAACCGCGCTCAAGTTAGAAGCTGCGCGCAACCGCAACGCATCGTCAAGCATCCCTGCCGGCGTACTTAAGCAAACAGGTGGCGAACCATTAAGCGCGCAAGAGTTGGCTGATTTGGCTAGCGCGTTTAACGCTGCTCGAGCAACAAACCAAACGGCTGCGCTTAACGAGTATTTAACATACACCGAAACAAACAGCACGCCTGACAAAATGCTCTTGATTGAAGCATCGCAATATCAGGCGCTTGAGATGTCACGCCTGGCAAATGTTCCCCCATATTTGGTGGGCGTGGCAACTGGCGCATACTCTTATCAGAGCAGTCAACAAGCACGCGCAGACCTGTATCTGTTTGGCGTGAAACTTTACGCTGACGCAATTGCTGGAGCGCTGTCAATGGACAACGTGCTACCGCGCGGAACCTATGTTGAATTTGATGCCGATGAATACCTAGAAGAAAACTTTATGGCCGACCAAATGGATGACCGTGAAGAAGTAGTTGTAAGAGAAAACACTCAAGAGGAGTTAGCACGATGATCAAGTTAATTGCAGGAGATTTTACGGTTGACGCCGCTGCAGGCGATGGCCAACCACGCCGCACCATCAGCGGAATTGCCGCGCCATACAACGTGCCGGCAGTAGTCAGCGATGGCACAGCTGTAATCTTTAAGCCAGGATCATTGCCAGTCGAGGGCAAAGCACCACGCCTGTTTATGTACCACGATGCCAGCCAACCAGTTGGTGTTGTGACCGAGCGCGTGGACACCGAACAGGGCATGATGTTTAGCGCCAAAATCAGCGCAACCACGCTTGGAAACGATGCTCTGGTCATGGCACAAGACGGCACAATTGACCAAGTTTCGGTGGGCGTAAACCCAACCAAGTTTAGTTATGACGAAGACGGCACGATGATTATTGAGGCTGCCGATTGGATGGAATTGTCGCTTGTGCCGATCGGCGCGTTTGGCGACATGGCACCAATCACCAAGGTTGCTGCAAGTATCCACCAAGAGCCAGAAGAAGTAGTGTTAAATGAAGAAGTAACCCCAGTAGAGGAGAAACAAGAAATGTCAGAAGTAACCGCACCAGCAGTCGAGGCAACAATCCCTACTGCACCAATTTTCGCACAAGCCAAAAAAGAATTTGTTTTGCCAAGCGCAGGCGAATTCATGGCCGCTTATCACATCGGTGGCGACACGTTCAAGAACATGAACGCAGCAGTAGCCGAATACACGGCATCAAAGCGCACCGCATTGCAAGCAGCTGCAGGTGACGTGCTCACGACCGATACACCTGGTCTTTTGCCAGTTCCAGTTCTTGGGCCATTGGTTCAGGATTTGAACTTCTTGCGTCCAGTAGTTGAAGCAGTCGGAGCACGCGCTTACCCAGACAGCGGACAATCCAAGACGTTTATTCGTCCAACAATTACCACGCACACCAGCGTTGCATCGCAGTCAGAACTTGCAGCAGTATCAGCAACCACCATGGTGATTGCATCTAATTCGGTCAGCAAAA